CTCTTGAGCCTTAACATTACTTACACGCTGCTCAACCGCTGGTGTTCCTTCGACCTCTCTCGATGAAACGGACTGGTCTTGACTTGTGGATGGCGACTCCACCATATTGCTGCTGCTTCCGACTTTGCTTGTTTCAGGGACTTCCCCTGTTTGATTAGGTTGTCCCTCATTTTCTCGTATTCCAGTGGCATTTTGTACCTCGTTATTTTGTGGGTGATTAGTATGTAGTTCGTCTAACAACTTAGCTTGACGCAATGCTTCTGCTGCATCAGGTAAAGATAAATTTAACTTAGGGAATATACGCTGTACTGATACAGGACGTGTGGCGCCTTTGTCAATAAGTTCCTGTAGTATATCAGTAGTGAAAGTTGGATTAACTTCTTCAACAGGCTTAACTTCTTCAACAGGCTTAATTTCTTTAATTTGCCAGCTGTTATTCACTTCTGGCATCTCTCCACCTTGATAGTCTTTATCAACTATCTTCGATGTGTCAGATGTAGTTGTATCAGATGTAGCAACATCCTTAGCAGTCTGTTTAGTCATCCAATCTTGATGCAATGCATTACGCATCATATTATAATCAGTAGACTTCCTTATATTATCATTGGCAGTCTTGAGTTGTGCAGCAATAGCAGGGTCAGTATCTTTAGGTACTGGAGTCAATACTCCAGGCAACTCTAGATAATACTTTTTAACATACGAATTACCAGATTTATAATTCCCATCTTTACCAATCTCTGTCCATGGAGAGTCAGGTTTAGGAGCAGTTGTAGTAGTGGTAGTATTTTCTTCATTCATCTCTGGTTTACTCTCATCAGAAGCAGTTGTAGTAGTGGTAGTATTCTCTTTGTTAGTCACTTCTGGTTTACTCTCATCAGGAGCCTTGTGACCCAACAACTTACCAGCCCACCTAGACTGTCCTGCGAATAATGCACCACCTAATACTTGTGCACCAATATCAGTTCCATTGATGTCTTGACCAGTAACAGCGTTGATGCCAGTATTAATCAGTGGATTAACACCAGCATTGAGTGCTACATTAAACATAGACTGTCTGTCACCAATAGCTTGTTCAGCTTTAATTCTAGCAGACTCTAAGTTTGCAGCAGCAGTATCAGCATCTTCTCCTGTACCAGATAATCCTTTAGCAGCATCTACTAAGGCTTTTCTTTGTGCAGCTTCTAATGTTCCAGCACCTTCTCCCCTTACTAATCCAATCAATCCTCTACCAGCTCTCAATGCATCCATTGATGGTCTACCACCAGAAGCTATGGCAGAACCAGCTATTTCAGTAGCTAATGCAGTCTTAGGATTAGCCTCAGCAGACTGTTGAGCAGCTAATTGCTGTTGAGCGTAAAGCTCTTCTGGAGTGATTGCTTTCTGTATAGATTGACCAACTGGTGCGCCAACTGATGCACCAATAAGTCCACCAACTAATCCACCAACAGGTACAGTAATAGGTGCAGCTGGACCACCTAATGCACCTAATTCTGCACCAGCAGCCATACCACCCAATGCACCAGCACCACCACCTAACATACCACCAGCACGACCAACTAAAGTGTGACCGATAGTAGATAACTTTGATTCGTCTTGTTGGGGTTGCTGTTCAGCGGCACCAACTTGTGTTTTAGCTATTTCTTCGTCAGTATATCCTTGTGAACGAAGATACTGAATATCTTGAGGTGTAAGCATGTCAGACATATTATTGTTCTCCTCCTAAGTAATCCCAAAGTTGGCCAGCTCCATGGCCTATTAATCTGGCTGATCTTAGTGTTCCTCCCATTGGTGTGTATGGACTAAAAAGTGTGTCAGCAGCAGTCTTGCCTAACACATGCATAGTGCCATGTGGCAATCCAGTTAAGTTATGACCTTCTTCTCGTTTCTTTTCTAAGTATCTTTGAGATCTAACTTGAGCATCAATTGGAGAATCTTTGTCTACCTTAATAGGTATTGCATTACCTTGTTCGTCTATATGATGAATGTTACCTTTCTCATCATATGCATAATCAGGCATAGTGCTAACACGAGTTAACTTATGTGGAACTTCGCCAGATATTGTACTAATAGTGTGACCTGATGTACGAGTATCTTTTCCAGTTAACGGGTCAATTCCACCGGTGATAGATGACCCAACAGAGTGAACTTTATTATCAGGAGTAGTTAATGTTCTTCCACCAGAGTCTGAACTAGATTCTGCAATTTTGCCTTGCATACCCAAACCAAGTGGAGTTACACCCGGAGTGATAGTTCCACTCTCAGTATCAACAGAAGCGTTAAATGGTGAACGATATATACCACCAGGATTCTTAGCTTGATACAAACCTGATATATCTCCAGCACGAATGCCTTGGAGAGTATATGGCTCATCAGCTAATTGTTGACCAGATACATCTGCACCTAGACGAACCTTGTTAAGAAGTTCTTGGTTACTAGATGGCAGTGCAGCACGTTGACCCTGGAGAGTAGTAGTATCATTATCTGTTTGAATACCTTTGTTATACAATTGACGAGGAATCAAGGGTTGTTCTCCAGAAGACATCAGCAAATCGTTCTGTGCTTGAGTATCTTCACCGAGTGCTCGAGTTAATGGTGTTCCAAGCAATCCAGCAGTTGAAGCTCCGCTAGCTATGTTCTGTGCAGTGGTGCCCTTTGCAATAGCAGTATTATAGGCTGAATTAGCATTAGCCTGTGGAACATTTGCAGCGATGTCAGCACTAGCATTTAGAATAGGTTCCGCTGTCGCAGCATTCCAATTATCAGATGTTCCATATTGAGCATAAGCTCTATCAGGATTAGCTGCGATGTTAGGAGATAGCCATGGATTTGACTCTTGACGTTTTAGCCAAAGCTCTTTGTTTGTATCGGCCTGAGCCTGAGCCAATGGAGCCATCAACCCAAACTGAGATGATAGATCTGCATTCTGTTGTGCCCTAGCTCTAGCAGTAGGAGATACCATCCTTTGTGCTAGATTGGGTTGAGTCATGATGGTAGTAGGATTACCATCTGCATCAATAGGTTGACCATCCTTGAACTTATATCCACCCTTGATGAAATCAGGATTGATAGAAGGTGTACCACCAAACAGAGCATCTAAGGCTCCAGAAGCAATTTGTCCCATAATAGTATTAGTGTGTTAGATAAAATCAGCTAGATATGAGCCAACAGATTGGCCCAATTGGTTACCAACTGCCTTAGAGAACGATCCAGCTTGGATAGAAGGAAGCTGTGGAGCTTGTGTAGCATTAGCATTAGACTGAGGAATGCCATCATTCTGAGCCATAATCATAGCAGCATGAGCATTCAAGAAGCTCTGGCCTTCATCATTTAAAGCCTGATGACCATTCTCGTCAACAGGAGTTAAATGGTTAGGACCAAATGTAGGCTCAGGAATAGATGGAGAATTACCACCACTACCATGAGTAACATGATTAGCTTTGTCAGTTGCTGTTTGTCCCCATGAACCATTGGGGTCATGGTATAACATAGCAGTATCAGCTAGTCCATGTAGTACATTTCCTTGAGAGAAATTGTCGTATGTACGACCTAGATTAGATTGAACGTTCTTGTAAGAGTTAGACAGTGAATCACTAAGTCTGCCAATTAGATTATTATCAGTCTTTGGTTTAGTGTCTTGTCCCCACTCTAAGCTCTCACCATTGCTCATGTCATCAGCCATATGATTATTTCCTTTCAAGTTTGTGAACCATCAATTTGTACTTACGCAATGCAGATTGATTGCGTCCTTTCTTAATGTCTAACACACAACTCTGTACCACACGATATACATAGTCTAACGTATTCGAATCTCCTTGGATATGTATACAGATATTTGGTGCAATAGAATAGTACCTATGGATGAGATCTTTCGGTACGAACGTATCACGAAACTTTCGTAGTACAGTTAACTCTTCACAGTTATCAGGAAGTCCTCTATGCGTACAACATGCTGTAGTTAGGAAGCAGCCTATGCCACCATTGACAGAGTTAGAATCATTCCCACTCTTCCCTCCGCCCCAAGCTAGATTAGAGAATGCAGAGTTAGATTTACTATTCGACACTTGAGCATTACCACTATTAGCTACAGGATTGAACAATGATGCTGTAGTACCAATAGCAGCATTAGCAGCATTAGATGCACCGGATGCAGAGTTAACTGCGTTATTCATTAGACCAATCTTACTATTGAATGCTCCACCAAAGTTGGCGGCATTAGATAGAGTGTTGGTAGGATTGTTTAACCCTAAGTTACCAGACGTAGATAGTCCCTGGTTATTAGCTCGTTCAATAGCATTCGACTCTCCTGGAGATAGACCATTGAGGTTGATAGCATTAACACCAGCAGTTGCACCGTTAACAGCAGCACTCAATGCTGGAGCACCAGGAGAATTAGCAGTAACAGCATTAGTAGTGTTACCTATAGTTGGTAATGCATTGCCATACATTGACATTAACTGTTGAGGAGAAAGTTGAGGAGCAGAAGATGATGTAGATAGAGATGAACCAGAACCAGATGAACCAGACTGATTTACTCCCCAACCGTTAGAATCAGATGAACCAGCTTGATAGAATTTCATCATTCTATCAATGTTTGTCTTTGGCCAAATTGCCAAATGCTCAAATTCGTTATTAAGATAATTTCGCATAAAGTTTTTCAGTGTTAGTTACAAGTATATGTTTACCGTTCTTCTCCCATTCTAGTCTGTACCCTTCAAATTCAGTCTTAGCCCTTCTAGCAAACTTCTTAAGATTGTTCTTATTCATAGCTAAGTTTTGGTCAATATATATGATTTTAGGTTCTACATGATTAGTAGCAATTATCATGCCAGAGATACTGTTGTCATCTATTGTGTACCACAACATGCTCTCTCGTATTTTTCTATCTACTAATCGTGCTATATCTAACTCTGACATACCAATAAAGCATCTGTCAGATCTGTTGAGCAATATAAACGATATCAAGTCGCCAATGGTAGGTGTCATATTATCTTCCTATAATACGATAGGCAAACTTCCAATCCCTTCCGAACCCAACTCTGTGAGATATACTAAACGAATCATGAGGATGTTCACACATAGCTACCATATCATCAGTACCTCTATTAGTATCCTCATGAATCTGTGCTAACATCTGTTGAGCCTTATTATAGTATTGAATGGCAGAGTTGGCATCCTTATCTTCTTCTGCCCACAACTGTAAGCACTTAGTTATGATAACCTCATCATACCCAGGTGCAGGAAATTCATCAGTGTCATTGGAGAATGTAGGTAGAGCTTTTTTATATAACACTTCTACCCATCCTAACAATGGATTGATATTCGGTGGATACCAAGGCAAAGCTGAAATATCTACAATCTGAAACAATGCTCTTAGCTTATCAGATGCGATGTATGAGATTTGATTACCATCAGCATCAGACAGAATAACATCATATTGATTAACTGCCGACTTAGTAAATGACGTGATATCATTATACTCATTAACCGTAGTCATAGTAGTCGAGGTCATTACTACGGTCTCGAACATATTCGATGACCCATCAGACGTACCAGATATATTAACTACAACTGGAGTAGATTCAACTGCCTTAACTGAGATAGTTAAATAAGATTGGTTAGTTAGAGAAGTTTGCAATGGATACAAACCCTTCAATCGCCAATTGCGCCATTCACTTTCCCAATTGAATTGATTGTATCTCGGACGCATCTGTGACAATTTCAATGCGATATGAGAATATTGTTCTCTCATTGCACGAATCTGGCCGACGTAATCTGGTAGAGCAATAGTTTGATTAGAGTTAATCTTATAGCATTGCTCTTCTAAACATCCTGCCATATCAGACATGTGATATAGCTCTTTAGCAGCAGTATTAACAAACCTAAGCAATACTGCTCTCTCACCATCGACAGAAGGATTTAACCCACATTTATAACCAACTTGTTGTAGTATATAAGAAAGTGCCATATGTATGTTATTGTTGAACCACAGATTGAGTTTTCAGAGATTGACGTTGAGTAATATCAGTTGTAGACATAGACATAAACACTAATGACCCTCCACCAGTCCATGTCAATACTACAAATGCTTTCCATCCTTGACCAGAGTTAGGAAATGAGAACAGTATGTTATTAGTTTGAGTTCCAACATCAGGGCCAACTGGAGCACCATTGTATCCAGTAGGCGGAGGAACATATGTGAATGACTGAGTATAAGAACTATCAAACCTGTCATTCACGAATAACGAAGCAGTAACAGAATAATCTTGAGTGAGATTGGTCAAGATGCAACGAAAGTTAGTAACTTTCTGTTCCTTCTTAGGGTCTTGCGGACACATTGCAGCTAGTCGAATAGTAGGAATGTCATCAGTAGATGATGCATATAACTGATAGACATTGTCGTCTTCTGTGATAGCATACAATGCTTGAACACCTAACTCAATCTTAGCAAATTGTTTGACTAACTTACCTCCAGTTTGAGCAATATCAAATGCAGACCATACAGAGTTAACTGTATCATACACAGCTATAGCAGGCCCAAATACAGTTTGCATAGCATAGCATTCGTAGTTGTTGAACAGAATACATGCAGCAGTAGACTGGATTATGTTCTCAAATGCACCTGCTATAGTAGAAGTGAATACACTATTGCGCCCTTCGTTTTGTTGCTGTTGTATAGCATTAAACGATCTGACACCAAATGGTGAGATGAACCTAGTGTCACCTAACGAGTCCATTATACCTCTGTCTGATAGGCACGTAGACTCAAACAAAAATGATCTTATGAACGTGTACTCACCAAATATAGTAGGAGCATTAGGAGTCTTATTCAGTGTAACAGAGAAGTTTGCATTAAGTGCTGACACAAACAACCCACCAGTTGACAATGGACGTAAACATGTAATCGGCCCTACACCAACAGTGTATGATGTAGTGTACGCATCACCACCTTTGGTTCCATCAGGGTTAACATTAATCACGAAGTCTAATGGTCTACCAGACACAGACCTTAGTATATTCACTCCATCTGGAGCAGCAATGTATAACACACCATCAGCAGTCCATGCCATAGATGTACCAATAGGAACGTACTCTCTGTTGTCAGTAATCAATACTCCATAGTCATTCGCATCTGTTCCATACACAGCTTTCCATTGAGAGTATGTTTGAGTAGTACGAACAGTAGGAATACCATTAGAGTTCAGATATATAAACTGAGGTTGGTTAATACCATCTTGTACTAACAATCCTGGAGTGTTACCAGCAAAGGATGCAGCTACATTCTGTGCTTGTAAGATAGGAGAGTTAGATGAGACTATGTCAGTTCCACCGCCTGTTGTATTAGCAGTCAAAACTGCAAGTCTGCCATAGTTGGTAGTAGATACTGGAACAGCTACAGTCCAATATCTAGGAGCATCTTTAGACATACTGAATCCCTCTATTCCGGTCCATAAAACTGCAGTGTTTAGTCGGTAGAATGCATATCCAGAAACAAAAGCTATTAGATAGTTACCAAACGTAACCATCTCTTGCTTCACTCCAGATGGTACTGATATGTCTTTGATAGATGAAGGTATGGAGTCTATAACATCATACCTATTCCTAGCATTTATCGCTACACGATATTGGTTATTAGACAATGCTTGATTATACGACCATCTACTAGAGTTAGCTAGACGTGTATCATCAAGCAGGAGATTCATTCCTCCTATGAAAGACTGTTGTCCAAATTCTCCCATAATCGTATGTTAGATGTATTCAGTGATACGAAGAGTAGATTTAGTAATCAAGAATGGATTGGTACTTCCATCAATAGAATTAAACCAACATAATGCAGTTATACTACAACCAAAAGCTACGTAGTATGTAGCATTACTCGGATTAACTGGAGTGAGATAAGATGTATACACATCTACCAATTTCGTATCAGTTGGAGTAACGTTGACACTGATGATTGATGTACCACATAAAGGTGCAACTGCTCCAGTTTGATTATACACTCCAACAAACACAGCAGAAGCTCCAGTAAAACTCTTGACGCCAACTTTGGCAAATAGCTCAATGAGTAGTTTGCTCTGACCTGTAGTGTCAATCTTAGAGAATGCAGTGGTATTGAAGGCTGCAACCATACCAGTAGCATTGTAGTTAGGAGTAGATGTGGTATTAGCTAACACATTCGTTCCAGTAGAGCCAACCACAGTGTTAGTAGAATCAAAGTTAAACACCTGTAATATACGACCAACAGTGTTAGGTGCAACCCAACCAACACTATTTGCTCCATCAGATACTTGAGGAATCTGACCAACAGTACCACCAAGTATCATAGCAGCTGTGACGTTCTTATTGTTGATCGTCAGACCAGCACCAAATGAACCAC